TTACGCATACTCCTCATACTTAACAACTTTTTCCAATTCCTTTATAAGGTTATCACAGTACCAATTTACTTGAGTACTCATGACACCTAGCTCCCAAACAAAATGTTCTATATCTTGTTTGTGGTAAAATTTTTCTTGACCAGCAATCCAACGAAGAGCTGTTTCACGATCACCGGCTCCTAGACCAATAACGTCGTCAATACGCTCTTCGAATTTTTTAATGTTATCTTTTGTAACTTGACGCTCATCGGCATCTCGTTGATCCATTTCATCAATGAGATTATCCCATGTTTCTTGTCTTTGTGCAGGAGTTAGATCGTTCCACATAAGCATAAAGCCACGTGTTGGACGAATACCACGAGCATCCTTGTGAAGGTCGCTGATTAAATTGTCTTCATAAGTAAATTTCATAACTAACTCCTCATTTGATATAACTATACTACCATAGTTTTATCCGAATGTAAAGGAAAAAGTTTTGTTGTGTTTCAATAACTTACGTTTTTTTAGAAAAAAAGTTTCCGTCTATCGTATTCTTTTTTAGTGTTAAGCAATAGTTCTGTGTAATTGTCTCTGTGTTCTTTAAATACCAGCGGTTCATTATCATCTACGTCCATAACAATAACTGTGTTAGGGACAGCCATGCCGGTTCTTTCTTCAAACATAATAGCATATGCTGAAGCTTGTGCAAAGTAATTCGATATGTTTTCTTTTTTCTTTACACGTCTAGATGTTTTGAAATCTACGATAGACGGAACTCCGTCAAATTCTGCTACGCAATCGCAACGGCCAGCAAGGCCAAGATAACGACTGTACAGAGCAACTTCCAGACCAAAGATTTTTCCGATAGATTTATCAAGAATTGGCCGCAAGTTCTGTAAAGACTGCTTAACATGCGGGAGATAGGTTGAAGTATCTTCATTTTTTAAATATCCTTCTATTATAGAATGGACAGCAGTACCTCTGCTTGAGGCTCTATGTCCAATCCTATTTGCTTCTTCTTCGCCAACTCGCTTCCGCCACTTTGCAATGGCTTCTTCAGATAGAATACTTAATACTGTAGTAACACTAGGATAGTCATTACCGTCAGGATCGCGATAGTTACGACCTGATTTAGATGTAACAGTATCCAAGTCCACATATCCAAGATCCACTTCTTCATGAATAAACTCCTTCATTTATAATGATTCCGTTTCTTTCCCTGTCAATAATTTATTAAGCGTAGGTACATCGAACTCTACGTTATTTCCTGTGTTACCTGTTAAAATACAGACATTACCACTAGGTAGCTTTTCTATAATTACAGTTTGCTGTGGAGGACCTGGGTTATGCATCAAATAAAACGAAGACGGATACTTTTGTCCCCACATTGTTTGTGAATAACCAACAAATCCTAGCAATGGTTGCAATCCAAAACTATAAAATTCTTGAATTATTTCTTGTCCTTCAGTAGGTGTTAAACACGTAACTGGTTTTTGTATTAAGTCACTAGCAGATACACTGGTAGCAAACAATATTGATAGTACCGATATAGCTTTTAACATTATCTCATTCCTAACATTTCTTTCGTCATGATATAATCACGAAGAAAGTCTGATCTTACAATATCTTGCCAACCAAATGTTATTACACTAATATATTTCATTTGCTCCATGATACGTAAGAATTGTTGAAGACCATTCTTTTCAGCAGGATCTTTAAAGTCTGACTGATGGTAGTCTCCACTAAATATGACTCTGCAATTTTCCCCTATACGTGTAATAACAGAATCTAGTTCATGAAAGTTTAAGTTTTGCATTTCATCAACTATCACTATAGCATTATCAATTGTTAATCCTCTAATAAAAGATGTCGTAGTAAATTGTAACTGATGTGCTGTAACCATTTTATTGTAGAAAGCTGCGCCACTGTCACCAAATAACTGTGCACATATTGCTTTGTACGGTGTTTCAAATACCTCTTGTTTTTCCTCTATGGAACCAGGCAAGTAACCTACATCTCTAGTAGGAACTACTGAGCGTACAATAATAACTTTGTCGTATGGTGTACCTTTTTCAAGCATTCCTTCTAATGCTAAGTATAAGGCTACAAAAGTTTTACCAGTACCTGCCGTACCAGACAAAACTAAGTTATCACCATCATCCCACGCATCGTATGCTTTCTTTTGATTTTCAGTCTGAGGCTCAAATTCAAATAGATCATCATAAAATGCTTTTGCCCGATTGCTTGTCATATATTTATATTATTACCTCGACCACTATTCTTTTTTATTCTTTTCATTAGATCTTGCCAGCCGTTTCCCGCGCGCGTAACATTATCTTTTAAACCTGCACCAGAGAAAGAAGGTGTCTGCAATTCTTGTTTAAGGTTAGGCATTTCCTTTAACTTTTCTTGTAGCTCATCCCAAGTACAAAAGACCTCATATCTTTCATCTGTTTCGGTATCTCTAAGGTTGTACACCGGCATCCATTGCTTCCTCTGCTTCTTGATAGTAACCTTCGTATGCAGCTATGATAGCTTGCTGTTGTTGGACTAAAGCTCGTATATCACTAAAGTTAAGTCCTAGGTTTCCATATCCTTTACCAGTCAATCCATATATTGCAAAAGCTTTTCCTTCTGACTTTAGTTTTGCAATTACTTCTTCAACATTACTCTCATTTATTACGATCCATTCCACTGGTCGCATATTCAATTCATCAACCGGAGGAAGTATCAACTCAGGTTTATCTATAGGTTTGCTACTAACCTCAATCTGGCGTACTGGCATCCACGAGCATGCCGTTAGACTTGTAAGTATCGTAAAGCCAAGGACACTCTTTATTAAAAGCGATCGCATTTTTGGCGTTCCTTTCCTTTTCTGATAATTCTGCACCTGATAAAAGTTCGAAACATCTACCAGCATTTACTGTACCTCTATTAACAGCTTCTTCTATTCCTTCTGGATTTGCAATGGCTGCTGCTGTTAAATCGATCTTTTGTAACTTATCAGCAAGTTCTTGGTTCTGACGTCTTATACTTTGATACTCTGCATTGATTGTACTAAGTTCTTGTTGAGCACTAGCATAACTATCCTCTAAACTTTTCAATGCTTCTTCGTTTTGTTGTACAGCTACTTCTAACTTAATATTATTTTCTGTTAGTATAGCAATACGCTTTTGTGTATCAGTATAGTACCAATATCCTACGCCAGCCATAGTCACTATAACTAATCCTAACGCAACACTTAAATTCATTTCTTAATCCTCTTAGCCAATTTTTTCCAGGACTTCCAACTCTCCTCAATATTATATCTATACATCGTATTCCAGTCTTTTGATAGACTAGACCAAGATTGAATGTATTGGTTACCTTTCTCAGATTCTACTAACCTGAACTTAGTATCACCAATATTAATTTCTTCTATAGTTTTTAAGTCACTACGCAGCCACATTAAACCACTCCGGTACAGGACGTTTTGTCCATACCATTTTGAATCTATCTTGTTTTGTTTGATAGTATTCACGATATGAACGTACTGTTTGACCTTCATGCATGCATTGTGGTTCATGCGTCATAGCAAGTTTAAAATCTGTAAATGGAATGCGCGGAATATTTTTTGGAGGTTTGATTAGCCAGTAACGTAATTTTTCTGTACCATGCTGTTTGCCGTAACGATAAGTATATTCGTTAAGTAAAGCAATGAAATGATCATAGTGCCAGTTATAGTTGTATATTGATTCCATAGTCCATACAGTACAAGGATGACCGTGATGTACTGCTTTGTAGAGAATCTTTTCCATCTCATCATTAGGATGAACCCAATAGTTAATCATCCGTTTGCCAGATTTTGATGGTCGTTTTTCTGTATAGCCATCGAGCATACGATGAGCTGTTGATAACATTTGGGCAGACTCAACTATCATTTTTACGACATGTTTATCGCACTGTAGTTGAGCCGCCGTTGTTGGATTAATATCTAGTATAAAAATATTCATGAGTACTACCGCCTACCATATTACTTAATTTATTATAAACCAGGAGAGGCATGTTGTACACCATTATTTTTACATATCAATCGTTTTTTACAGTTGCCTCCTCTATCGTTTTGAGAATGAAGTCTCGCTTATTTCGTATTTTTTGAGCTCTTTGAATCTGTCCTTTCTTTTCTAGCTTCTGGGCATAAATGTCTAGTTCGTTGGAATCTTTAGTTAAACGTTCAATTTGAGCAAATACCATTGATATTTTCCTGTAAAAAAAGAGCGCACACGATAGTGTACACTCCTGGTTAGAGTTAAAATTAAGTTGGAATTAGTCCGCAAGCAATCCTGGGTATGCTTCTTCAACAACTGGCCTCGTTAGTCCTTTCGGTTGTTGCTTATTAATCATGCCAATAACTAACCTAGCATCTTTAGGATGTACACCTTCCAGCATCTGAAGAAATAATCTTTCCTTTTTATACTTAGGTGTATCCATATGTACACCTTGGACAAAATAAGCAAACTTCTTGTTATGCCTAGTTAAGTCCGTAGGATTGTTATGTTCATCCGATGGGGTGTACGGAGGTTCTCCGTCAGGGATCGACCACTTTATAGTTGAGTCCATCGATCCTTTAATAATATCCTTTAAAGCCCAGTTATTATTGTGCTGTTTCAAAATAGCAATCTTATCCGATTTCTTTTTAGTCTTAGCAATTTTTTCTAGAATTTCATATACTCTCATACCAATTCCTCAATTGATTCAATCATCATCTTCATGTTATTATTTATCAAATAAGGTAACACTAGACCCTTGTTTTTCCACTGATCTTGCGAATTAAATTCGCTAATGATTTTGTTTTTTAATCTGTCCGGTGTTTCGGTCAGATCGATTAAAGTCTTATTGCGGCAATAGTTTCTATACCAACTAGCTGCATAAAGCAATTCACCTTCAGCAAGATCTTCAATGATTGCATCTTTCTTCTTACGTGATAAAGGTGTTTGTCTCTCCCCATTTACAAAGACATCGTCATGAGAGAGCACATTAGGGACTCCGTCGCCGGCGTCTCCAGTTAAAATCTTTTCTACTAGGTTTGATCTTGGATTATCCTCAACTACAGGTTTCTTAAGCAAAGGTGAGAACTGCTTTACATTAGGAAACTTTTGTAGTTGTTTAAAATCATGGTCAGAAGAAATAATCATTACATCTTCATACTGACCAAACTCTTGTGTATTAGCTACAATTGTACCAATCACATCATCGGCTTCACATTCATCGATCTTAATAACTTTATATGGAAAGTTCTGGCGTATTTCTGTTTGTACTAAATCCAAAATACGAAAAGCTTCATTCCAATCAAAGTCAGATTCTTTTCTACTTTTCTTACGATTAGCTTTATATTGTGGATAGTAGTTACGACGCCAGTTATTGCCAGCGTCGATAGCTAGTACAAGTTCACCATACTGATCTTTAAATTTTGAGCGATACATCCGCAATGAGTTAATCATCATATGACGGAGCATGCCTTCATCATTTACTTTGTTGATTGCAATGTTTGCAATTGCAATACCACTAAAATCTACAAGAATCATACGTTTACCTTTCAATCATTTGGTACTATTCTACCATATATCATAACAAATGTAAACTACTTATTTCATTTTTTCTGCAGCTTCTTGTACTTCTTTCACGTCTACCTTTCCTTCATTCATAAGCTTATGCCTATTGGAAATATGTCCACGTTCTATGTCTGCTTTGTTCTGTCCGAAGTACTTAACTGCGTGTCCTTCTTCAATTAAAATTTCGGTAAGCATCTTATCACCAATAATAAAGTCTCCTAAGATACGACCAAACTTACCTTTCATGTCTTCACCGTCTTTTGCGGCAAATGTTTTTAGTACTGTATCTTTTTCTATTAATTGTTTTACTCGTTCTTTTGCGGCTAAACCAAAAACTTTTTCTACTTTATCTGATGTTCTAGATTCAGGTGTATCGATACCCATTATACGTACACGTTCGTCTTTTAATGTAACACCAAATCCCAGGTCGATGTCTACGTCAACAGTGTCACCATCAACTATCTTCACCACCTTTGCTTTGTATTCGTACATTTGCAATTCCTTTTAAATGTTTACTATGAATTTTTCCACCTATAAACTCATTGTAATAATCATCACGGAATAATACATCTCTTTGAAATTGTTCTTTCATTTCAAAGTAAGTCATCTCACCCTTTGTTTTACATAAGTAAAGAATTTCTCTTTTAAATCTTTCTCGGCCATGTTCTTCTACAAGAAGCTTAACCTCTTCGTTAGAACCAAAGTAATCTCTCCAATCGGATTCTACTCGCGTACGAACCCTTCGTTTTCGTGTTTTTGTTTTGGGGAGAATTTTAGGTTTCCAGAAGTTTTTCTTTCCTATGTACTTTCTACTATTATTTATATCTGTTATACAATAGACAAACCCCTGAAAATCATCAGGGGTTTCATCAAATTCTTTTTGTTCATAATACCACATGCTTTTATATATCTGTTTCAGAAATGTCCTCCGCTTCAGCTCGCCTTCCACACATTGGACAAAATTCTGGCACTTTGTCATCCTCAACTAAAACTATAGTTAATGAATCACATTCTTCACATTCTACTCGATATTCTTTTTCCACCGGTTCTTACGCCTCTTCTTTTTCCATACCCAAGTCTTTCCATTATTTTCATTCTTTGATAGTAATGATAAGTTGGCCACTCCGCAATTTCTTTTTTTGTTCTACCGCAGCCTATACATACACCATACCTATCTAATCTACAGATTTGCAGACATGGTGATATGTACATATCAGAAGTCAATTTCGCATGCACCTCCTGCACAGGCTGCAGCGCCAATAGTATCGACATCTGTATAAACTCGTTCTGTTAAGTCAGCTTCCCAATCAACTGGTTTTAAATTCTTTTGAATTTTATTCCACTTATGTAATAGGTAAGCATCTTTTAAACAGTATTCTGTTTTCTTAATGTCTCCTTCCAAATAATTTTCAGCAAAAGCATTGAACCTTCGTACCCAATCTTTCTTGGCAGAATTTTCAGATGACTCTACTGATAAGTCTTCACCCATACCGACTGCTGTAGCACATGCTGTCCAAAGATTATCAAATACTTTTAAAGCATCTACTACCATGCCTGATGCAAAGATTGCACCTTGATCATATTTATTGACCATCTCATCTGCAGAAATAACCTGCGTATTAGGAGCTTGGTTGTAATCTTTGTCTCCAGTAGGAGCAAGGAATGAAATGCCTGAGAATGAATAACGATTTTTATATACGTATTTTTCTACTTCATCCCAATCATCTACAATGATAGTGTTTGATACGTTATGGTGTAAACCTTTATCTGCACACAAGTCTTCATTTGTGCCAGCAACAACCCAAGCCTTTTGAGCTTTCTTTACGAGTTCTAAATGTTTTACGCCATATAGATTATCTTTGAATAAAGAACCGGTTTTAGGTACAATAGGAAATGACACGACTACATCAGTGCCACCAGCTGACCAAACAGAATCTTCAACCATAAATGGATTTGTTCTAGAAATTGCTTGTGTTATTTCTGATTCCTTATTCATCTGTACATTTCGTATATACATTGGCGAATGCTCAGCGTGGATACCTGAAGCAGTTTGTAAAAGTACAGAAGCGTTACCGCTTGGCTTAACACATGTAGTTCTTGCAGCTGCGTTAATACCAATGATTGATGCTACTTCTTTGTTAACTTTCTTAACAATGCTAGCACCTTTCTTTAAAACCTTTTCATCAAATAAAATGTCAGGGTTGTTCATCCAGCCTGTAATGGATACACCTAACAATGCTTCTCTGTCAAATATTTTCTTTGATGTTTCTGAAATAAATTTAAAGTCTGTATATCCAGCTTGTAGTGTACCTAAGATGGCAGCAGCTCTACATGCTTGATAGAAATCTTCTTCAGTGGTACACTTACCGCCATTGATTTCTGTGAGGTTACAACCTTGCCAACCAGACTCACCTTTGTATTGTGGAAACATTCCAATCTCAACACAAGGATTTGTGGTATGTTCTTTTGATGTGGTAAAATAAAAACCTGGTTCACCAAATGATTTTACTGAATCCATAATCTTTGCAAACATTTCTGGTGTAGCTTCATCGCGGACAATTACAGCTGAGTTGTTTGAACGACCACGCTGTGGATTATCCATAAACCAGTTACCTGTTTTAGCATTCATCATTTGCTCATCTTCTGGCGAGAATAAACAAATGGTGGCTGATCTACGAACACCACCTGAAAGTACAGCGTCTGCTGCATGCATACAGATATCGTATACATTAATTGGTCTTAAACTTACAGATTCTTTTGTGTCCATTACAAGACCTTGTAACATATACTCAATTTTATCAAGCGCACGTCGCAGTCCCTCAGGGCCTGGAGCCTTAAACCCTCCGCTGATTTTCGCACCTTTAGGTCTTATCTGACTTAGGTCGAAAAATACTCTTCGTCCTTCATAATCTTCATGCTTACCTCCACCTACAAAGTAAGAAGACATTAATACGTCAAGAGCAGAAGCCCAACCTTCAATGGAGTCTTCTACAATATAACCTTTAGCCTGTTTTGTTCTTTGTGATATTTGTGGAAGTTTAGCAACATGGTGTTCTTGTACTGAGAACCCTGCTCCTGCACCACATAAAAGAATATAGAAAAACTCACCAAAGAATGCAGGTCTGTCTGCATATGAAGACGTACAGTTGTACATTCTCATTTGGTGTTTCTTCAACTGTTCTCCACCGAATTGCAACGCACGTTGAGCACCTAGTACTCGCTGTTCTTTATATGCTGTCCTAGCT